TGGAGATTTGAAACTAGCAGTATTGGACTTAGTTACATACTATCTAAAAGATGAACATAAGTTACGACAATCTATAGCAGGAGCTAGCTTACAGAACCAAGGCAGCTCTACACAACGAGACAATGTATCTTTCCCAGATCACATTAAGCGAGTCTTAGACTTGTATAAGAACTTTTAATGGCTGCACAAGATTTAGACAAATTAAAAGCTGAATTAACGTATTTACTCGAGAAGGAGTCAAAAGATTTTCGAGCCCAGAATTCAGATATAAAAGTACATAGCTTCGGATGTAGCGTAGCACAGGTTAAAAAAGAATGTATGGCTGAGCTTAAAAAGAGAGAAGCTACAAACCAAGCAGGACAAGTGTTGAAAGCATTAGAACGTATAGTTGATAAGCAAGTTCCTATTATGGTTGCAAATATGTACAGAGATGCAAAACCGCACTTTGGCAAATTGTGCAAAGTGAAAATCGGAGGAAACACAACAGGTTTTAGAATTGTATTAGAGCCTAAAGACCGAGAAGCGGGCACCAAAATTTATGATAAAATAAGGGAATTTAAAGGCGGGAAGAAAGACAAAAAAGGGCACCAAGACGCACTTATAAAAGCTCTAATGAAAAAAATCGACGAGTTAAATACTCCTAATAAAAAAGGGGAAAGTAGAGGCATAGCACAGCTTGATCCGGTCCAGAAGCAGTTTTTTAATATAGGGCACGATAAAGGGTACGCTGTTGTAGAGCAAATGCAAAGTAGGGCTGAGCATGCTTTATTTCAGTTTGATGCAACAGAGTATATGCCCGCCGAATTATTTGAAAGTCTAGAAGTAATGGTTAGTAGAGAAAATAAAACAGACTTTGATGTAATAAGATGTAGTTTAGAGAGTAGTAGAGAGAATAAATCAAAAGGGTCTTCTATAGAGCAGCCCCAATTTAATAAGATGAAAAGGGATTTACAAGCAATCCTAGATGCCATGGATGCAAATGAGTGGGTAAGGTTAGGAGGCTCTGATTCTAAATTAGAGAAAGTAGTTAAGAGAATACTAAATCCTTTTGCAAAAGCAGGAGCTAAAAGTAGTAAACTAAAAACAAATATAAAAGACGAAAAAATAAAGGATAAAAATTCTAAGGCAGCAAGAAAACAGCCTAAAAGAAAAAAAGTTACTATACTTCCTGCTTATGTTGATAAATTTGCTCCTAAATCAGGTCGAAAAGCAAAATCCAATGATAAGTCTGGTAGTTTGTTTAGTTATATGGCAATGATAAATAAAAAGCTGCCTTCAATGATAAAAAAGAATATGAGAGCCCCCCGCTTAGAAAACCAAAGTGGCAGATTTGCAGCGAGTGTTAAACTACAGGGCGTAAATACAACGCCTCAAGGGCACCCTAGCTTTGGGTATACTTATGAAGAGGATCCGTACCAAATATTTGAGGTAGGAACAGGAAGCGCTCCTTGGGCTACTCCTCAAAGAGACCCGAGAAAGCTTATAGATGCCTCTATACGAGAAATAGCGGGACAAATGGCACTAGGAAGATTTTATACTAGGAGACTGTAGTGTCCAAAGATAGATTGTACACCTCTCGTAGGTCGGGGATAACCAAAGCTCTTGCAGATGCGGTAGCAAAGATAGATGGTAGAGGTTTATATTATCAAGCTGTCGCAGAAACCAGTCCTAGATTAAAGTTTTGGGATGAAGTGGAAGAATTTCCTGCAATTCACTTAAACGCAGGATCAGAGACACGGCAGTATCAAACTGGTGGGTACAAAGATAGGTTTTTAACTGTAACAGTACGTTGCTATGTAAACCAAGAGGACTCAGTTTCCGCATTAGATGAGTTATTAGAAGATGTAGAAACAGTTCTTGAAGAAAACAGTAAGCTACTCTATCTTGATAGAAACGGGTTAGAACAGCATACTCATCAAATTACTATTCTCAGTATTGATACTGATGAAGGTGTACTAGATCCTCTTGGAGTTGGAGAAATCCTGATAGAGGTTCGTTACTAAGAAAATACTGACAAGAACAAACGTTCACGATTCAGTCTTTTCAAGATCATAGGGAGATAAACTATGGCACAACAATTATATTTTAGCCGTGATACCCGGATGTTTGTACAGTTTAGAACTACAACTGAGAACACCGAGTTAGCCGCTGATTTGGCAAAAGGGGCTTTGTGGGAGATCCCTGTATTAGACGGATATAGTTTCTCACAAGCAACAAATACGTCAGAGATTGCTCTGGCAGAAATGGAAAGTAGTGCAGGTATAAGTAGACGAGGTCGTCGTATGTTTACTGACTCTCTTGCACCAGCCGAATGGTCGTTTAGTACATATGCACGTCCTTTTAAATCACTTGGGCAAAACGCTATTCAAACAAATGCGTATGATGGTGTTAAGGCTGCAGAACTTACTACAGGCGTAGATGTTCACGCGGTAGAAGAAGTTTTATGGGCTTCTATGTTTGGCGCAGATACTTATACCGCAGCTAGTAGTACCTTTACAAGAGGGGTACAAGCGGTATCAGGGCCTGTAATTACTCCAGCCCCTACTACAAGCACGATTGTTATAACTGAATCTAATAGATCAGCATTGCACTCATTTACTTTATTCTTCTTAATTGATACAGCAACGGCTAACCCCTTGCTTTATAGAATGCCAGAAGCTATTGTTAATGAAGTAAGTATTGATTTTGATGTTGACGGTATTGCAACTCTTAATTGGACAGGTTTCGCTAAAGAAATCCAAGATAATTCAGAGAAATTAGGAATATCAAGTACGCATGAAGCTACCGTATCTGGTGGTAGAGTTGGTGGCGGTAACCTTGTAGTGGGAGACCTTATTATTGACACAGGTAATTCAAGGGCTATTCATATAGCTACTAATGTTGGCTCATCTACTGCTACTACAACGCAGGCCATCGATGAAGCTACTACTAGTACTCAAAACTTTATTCGTAACCGGCTTACTGGTGTAACTATTGAAACCGCTGATGCTGCAGATAAAGTAACAGGCACTTTCCCAGGGGCGTACGCTACTATTTCAGCTATAGATGCAGTCAATGATGTTTTAACAACTTCTGATGTACATAACTTTACAACAGGGGATCAAGTCTATGTTATTGGAGCTACAGGAAATACAACCTTTAATGGGCTTCATAAATTCGTACGTGTAGGGGATCAAACGGGAACTTATGATGGTGGTACTAATGCTACTACAGAATTCTCTTTATATGATAGCAAAGCTGAAGCAGAACTCCTAGGTAATGCTGGAGGAAGAGTTATATGTACAGGAACTTATAATGCTAATACAGGTGTGGTCGCAAACGGTAAGTATAGTTTGACAATGACTGGTGGTAGTTTTAATATTGGAAATAATATTAGCTATCTTGTACCGGAAGAATTGGGAGCAATTAACAAGCCGCTTGAACACGTAACAGGTACACGAACTGCTACGGGTTCTGCAACTTGTTATTTAACTCTTGAAGATACTGACAGTAGTAATGGTACTTCTAGACAGTTCTTTAATGACCTAGTAGGTACAGGTGCAATGGCTAAAGTTGTGAACAAGTTTAAAGTTGAAATGCACGTTGGTGGTACGGCTGCTACAGCTAACACTACTGACCCCGCATTGAAAGTTACTTTTCCAACTGCCCACATCGAAGTCCCGTCCCACTCTGTTGAGGATGTGATTTCTCTTGAAACCAACTTCACCGCGCTTCCTACAGACTTTGGAGCCGCTGACGAAATAACTAGTTTAGAGTATAGACCTCCCTCTAGTTACTAAAGCTTAAGGGGCTTCGGCCCCCTTTGCTTTCACCATCTTAAAAATACTTCTTGACATTTATTGTCTTATACAGTATAATTTAACTTTTAACCAAGGATATATTAACCCATGCCAGAGTCAAAAACAACAAGTACTAAACCACAAGTTTCATTAAAGAGTCTAATGACTCCGAGCAAGACAGTTACAATAGAGTATCCCCGATTTGAGGGAATGACTGTTGATTTATGTTATTTAGCACGTGAAGAGCTTGTAAAACTAAGAAAAAGGTGCCTTGGTACTAGATGGGATAAGAAAAATCATCAACCAATTGAAGAATTGGATGACGATAAATTTATTGTAGAATACTGTAAAGCAGTTATAAAAGGGTGGAAAGGCTTAAAATACTCATACTTAGAAGAGCTTCTATTAGTGGATATCACTGGCCTTGATCCAGAAGACACTTTGCCGTTTACTCCGGATAATTCGGAATTGTTGATGAAGAATGCAACAGATTTCGATACTTGGGTAACTGAAACAGTAGGTGACCTTGAAAATTTTACCAAAAACAAGTAGTTGAAATACAAAAACTACTTGAAAGGTACGTTCAAGAACAAGGTAGCATAGATTTAGATAAATATCTAAAAATATGTGAACAAATGGGACAAGAGCCTGATCCCGCTAAAATGCCGCTCGACTCTTCGGAATTTCCTGAGGAAGTCCAAGTGGCATTTTTTATGTTCTCATTTTTATCAGATAATTGGGACGGTATGTCAGGTAACTATATGGGCAAGGAGTGGTCTAGCTGTCAACATTTATTTGAAGTATATGAAGTAGAGGACCCTAAAACAGTATTATTTTTTATGAAGCTGTATGAGTATGTATTAGTAAAGTATAGAATGGATAAAGCTGAAGAAAAGCGTAAACAAGAAGAACGTAAATCGCAGCAAGGGGGTAAAACGTATACCCATAATGTAAGAGGCTAATGGCTAAGAAGAACCAAGTATATATCGATATAATAGTTGATGATGATGGCACTACTAAGCGAGTAGCTGTAGATGCTAAAAAGCTTGGTGTCGAGCTTGATAAATCTGCTAATGCCGCAGACAAAGGAGCAAAAGGTACCGATAAGTTATCTAGGTCTAACAAAAATCTAGACAGGAACATGCGTGGAACGGCAAAAATGTCGGGAAACCAAACTAAAGAATTCTCAAAAATGCAACAAGGGATGGGTGGCCTTGTTGCAGTTTACGCTACTCTTGCAGCTCAAGTCTTTGCCGTATCTGCTGCTTTCCAGTTTTTACAAAGTGCAAGTAACATACGAAATTTAATAGCAGGGCAGGAAGCGTTAGGCGCCGTTACAGGTACTGCCTATAAAACTATTACAAGTAGTATTATTGCAGCAACTGATGCTCAAATAAACTACTCAGATGCTGCAAAAGCGGCTGCTATTGGAACTGCCGCAGGTCTTTCCGCAGGTCAACTAGAGAAATTAGGTACGGTAGCAAAACATGCTTCCTTTGCATTGGGTAGAGATTTAACAGACTCATTTAATCGTCTTGTACGGGGTGTAACAAAAGCAGAACCAGAACTACTTGATGAACTAGGTATTATACTAAGACTTGAGACGGCTACAGCAAAGTATGCAGATAGTATAGGAGTAAATGTTAATAGTTTAACCGCTTTTCAAAGAAGTCAAGCGGTTGCAAATGAAGTGTTAGAACAAGGAACTCGTAAATTTGGTGCTATCGAGGCTATGATGACTAAGGATGCAGCAGCTCTTGCTCAATTCACCAAATCTTTTGATGATTTATTTAACACTTTTAAAACCGGCATAATCAATCTACTAGGCCCTATCCTTCAGTTTCTAAGTAAAAATACTCTGGCACTCACTGCTAGCTTGGCTTTATTTGCCATACCTATAGTAAAAGCAATCATACCTAATTTAGATACATGGAGAGAGAAGCAAAACAAATTATTCATGGATCATCAACATGAGGCTGCTATTTATCTGGATAAGTCAATGGAGCAATCAAAAGCTCTTGAGCAACTTACTGATAATGAAACGAAACTCGCTGCCGCAAACAAAAAGACAGCGGAAGCGCAGAAGAAGAAAACAGACAAAGGTGGAGTAGGCTATGTGAGTGGCGGAGCAGGCTCCCCTCAAGCAAGAGCAGCAGCAAAAAAAGGGTTAAAATTAGCTCAAGAAGACTTAATCAAGCATACCCAGGTGCAGCGAGGTATTTTTAAAGGGTACACAGCTGACGAAGTTCGTATGGCTCAAATGTCGTATAATAAACGTACACAAATGGCAGAAACTCATACCCAGTTTGTACTTAGGAAGTGGAAGCAGATTAGTATTGGTGCTAAGATCATGTCGGCTTCAGTAAGAGCAAGCTGGGCTACTATGATGGGTAGCATGGTAGCTCTAACACAGGCTGGTGCTGCTGCTATGCAAAAGGCAATGTCAATGGCGGGGTGGATAGGCATTATAGTTATGATGGCTCAGCTCGGGAAACAGGGCTGGGACTGGCTGCATCCTCAGAGTGAGGAAGCGAAGAAAGCGGGAGAAACATTAGATGAGTTGAGTGAAAAATATAAAGATTTAGGGGCGGAAATGGAGAGGGCTGCTCATGCTCGCAAGAATTTTACTACAGGATCTATGGATGCTACAAATATTGGGCAGGTAATGCAAAGCGCCGATATACCCGGTCTGGTAGATGACTTGAATGAGATGGCGGCGATGGAAGATAAGACTAGTGAGAAGTTCAAAAACTTGTACGATAAGCTTAACCCCGTACTGTGGCAACTAACTAAAATAAATCCTGAATTCAGCAGACTGCATCATGCCATGCATTTTGGATTACCAATTCAGGAGGAGCTGAAAAAGTCATTAAAGGGGATAGCTGAGGGCTACGTAGAGGTCGGTAGTACAATTTCGAATTTACCTGAGCTTTTAAGTAAGGCTAACGCATCTTTTACTTCTTTAACTAAAAGTTTAGTAAAATCTAATCCTTTAGACCAGTTTTTAACAGATGAAAAAGCTGCTATTGCTGGTTTGGAGATGGATAGGACAGCAAAAGAGGAAAAGATAGGGGTGTCTAAAATTGCCTTGGATGACGCAAAGAAATATGAGGTAGAGCAGGGAAAAATAGACAAAAGAATGTTAGCTGGTTTGAAAGGAACACATTCTGAGGCAATGAAGCTACATTGGGCGCAAGCAGATGAAGAAGAAAAGGCAGAAATTCGTAAAGGTGGTTTTAATTTGTGGGGTGGTGCTGCCGGTTGGAGAGGGCTGGGGAAGGGTATCAGAACCGACCCCGTTCAACAACTTGATAAAACAGAGATGGATGCCGCCGAATTAGAGCTGGAAAGAAAACATGCTAAAAATATTGAACTGGAAAATGAGGCAGATGCAATATTGGAGACGAGAAAGAAAAGAGCGAAGGTATTTATAAAGTTAAGAAGTGAGCAATTAGCGCTTACCCGGAAAAGGATGGTACTAGAAAAAAAATCGATTCAAAATACTGTACTAGGGGTTACTTTAGAAGGAAAATTACATAATATAGCGCAAAAAAGACTAGCAGGTTCCAAAGCAATTAATAAAGCAGAAGATATGCTTGCGATAGCAAGGAAAGTAAAAGAGACGGAGTCATCTAATCTAAGTACCCTAGAAAAGCAAAATAATGCCGATATGGTAACTGCGGCCGAAGAGCAGTTAGAACTTGCTCAAGAACAGGAAAAACTAAACGAGAGAAAAAGGAAGCAAAAAGAAGAAGACCTTAGGCTAGAAATTGCAATATTAGGAGTAACTTTAGCTATTGCGGCAAATAATAGGTCAATTGCTGCTTCAAGAGGTACAATAAAAAAGGAAGAAGCTATGGGAGGAGGTACTTGGGCTTCCCAGGGTATTATACATAAGGAGCAAAGAAAAATATTAGCTCTTAATGTTGTTAATGCAAAAAACGCAGCAGAGGCGGCTGCAAAGACTTACGATGTCACATACGCCAGAATAAAAGAAGAGTTGGAAACTACCCGGACAACCAGCGCAGGTCATAGCGGATTGCTTAGTACTCAGGAAAGTCTAGATATAGCTTTAGCAGCGGAAGCGAGGGCGCATTTAGAAGTGGGAACAGATGCAGCCGCACAGAAGGTTGCAGATACTAACACTGAGTGGGAGGCACATAAAGGGATAGCAGCGACAAAGGTAAAGAGTCTGGAGCATACACTAGAGGAAGCGGAGCTTGGGCTAGAACTAGTAAACGTGGCTGACCATCTGCTAGAAACAGAAAGACAGATTGCAATATGGAAATTGACAAATGTCGACTATACACAAGCGCAAATAGACGAGATGCGAAGACTGGCAAATCAAACAAAGAAAGTAAATGAGGCAAAAGACGATTTTGAAACTATGAAGGATTCTATATACCAAGGATTTGAGGGTGCTTTTGAAAGTCTTATTACAGGAGCGAAAAACGCAAAAGAAGCATTTGCAGATATGGCTAAAAGTATACTACAGGCAATGGCACAAATAATGGCAAGAAAGATGGCCATGGCCGCGATGGATATGATAGGTATGCCTATGGCAAGGGGGGGTATAACGCCGTCTTATGCTTCAGGAGGATACGCTTTAAATAAACATAATTACTCAAGAGGAGGCCCAGCAAGAGGTGCTCAATCTGGTTACGCAGCAATTCTACATGGGAATGAAGCAGTAGTTCCACTTCCTGACAATCGTCATATTCCTGTAGATATACAAGGTGGTGCAGGCCAACAGAATAATGTAACTATCAATGTGTCTATGGACAATAGTGGTAATAAGTCAGATTCTAATTCAGATAGTAGGATGGGAGAAAACTTAGGGCGGGTAATTTCTCAAACAGTACAAGAAGAGTTGCAGTATCAAAAGAGATCGGGTGGAATACTAAATCCATATGGGGTAGCATAATGGCAATCGGATTAATAGTAACAAATATTACTGATAAAGTTATACCTGATAAATCTTTATCTAAAGCTTCTTCACCCACTATATTAGTTGCACAATTCGGAGACGGGTATCAACAAAGAATAGCAAGTGGGTTAAATTCTATAAAAGAGAGTTTTACTGTTACGTTTAATAACCGTCCTAAAGCAGAAGCAGATGATATTGAAGCATTTTTTAGGGCAAAAAAAGGTATGACTTCTTTTGCCTTTACTTACCCCGATACTAATTCTACTTCAGCAGCTACAGCGGTTACTAGCGGAAGCCCTGGATCTACAATAAATATTACATTAACTTCTTCAACTAACAACTTAGATATATCTCCAGAAGCAACAGTAACGGGCCAAAGTGTGACTGTAGTTAGTATTTCAGGCACCGCATTAGTATTAAGTGGGGCAATAAATGTGGCGGCAGATACTACTTTAAATTTTGTTAACCCTAACGAACGAGAAGTGAAAGTAATTTGTCCAAGCTGGAGCGTTACTTTTTCTAATTCTGACCATTATAATGTAAGTGCAACTTTTGAGAGAGTATACGAGCCGTGAGCACCGTAGATACTATAGTAACAGATGCCCAAGACTTAGAAATAGGTAGCGGGATAGTAGAGTTATATGAGATTGAAATAGGTACAGGTGATGATAATACTTTATACTTTCATCCTGGGAAAGATTTAGATAATGGTACTACAGATAATGATTTAATATTTGATGGAAACACTTATGTAGCTCTGCCTATTTTTTTAGAGGGAATAGAAAAGTCAGCTGAAGGAGCGTCGCCACGCCCTACGTTAACATTTGCAAACGTAGAGTCTATTCTTAAAGATAACTCACTCTTTAAAACTCAAATGGATGATGGTACTTGGGATGCTAAAATTGATAAAATTGATGTAAATTCGGATAATTTTACTATGGAGAGTTTAATAGGTGCCCGAGTTACTAGAAGAAAAACTTTAGAAAAGTATACGGGCGATGGGGTAGCAGGCTACGAATTCGGAAAAGAACTATATATAATCGATAGAATATCAAACAAAAGTAATATTTTTATAGAAGTAGAGTTAGCCTCCCCAATGGATTTAGGGGGAATTAGGCTGCCAAGACGTCAAGTAATTGGAAAGTACTGTCCTTGGGTTTATCAAGGGGGAGAAACTGATATTACTAAAAGTGCTTGTAATTGGAAAACTCATGAGCAATTCGAGGACAAAGACGGAGCCATTTATAGTTTTTATTTTACAGGAAATGATGAGCCTTTAGTATTAGCTAGTTATTTAACCCGAGCGGATGAACAGGTCGGGGAGACATATAACTCCAGTACTCCATATGAAAGGGGGAATATCGTATCCACAGGATCATCTCCATACTTATTTTGGAGATGTGAAAGAGACGCCCAAGGCGTTGACCCCTCTGACGCTGCAACACAGTGGCAAGCAATAAGAACGTATACCGTATGGAGCGATAGCGTAACCTATCCTGTTGATTCAGCAGACTCCAGAAAAAACTCATATGTTAAACATGCCAATACTATATGGAGAGCAGTTAGAGAAAACTCCGGTATAACCCCCGGTACAAATGAAAGTGCATGGACTAGAGGAGATACTTGTGGTAAGCTACTTAAATCTTGTAAAATCAGGTATCAAGGAATACCGCTTGTCAACGAAGATGATGGCTCCTATGCTGCTGATGCGATACCTTCTCCCGCAACAGATACAAATGTCCCCTTACCTTTCGGGGCGTTCCCCGGAACTAGGAAGTTCCGTTAATGGAGTATTTAGACAATATTACAAAACACTTTGAAGAAGAGTACCCCAGAGAGGGCTGCGGTATTCTTTCTGTTGTCAAAGGTAAGAGGGTATGGAATCCTTGTACAAATTTAGCAAAAAATGAAGAAGACTTTATACTTGACTCTACCGAGTTCTTAAAAATAAAGAGAACAACAGACATAATAGCAATAGTACACAGTCATCCGGATGCAAGTCCAGAACCTAGTGAACTAGATATAAAATATTGTAATACTTTAGGAATCCCCTATTATATCTTTAGCTACCCTGAGATGGAGCTACATATATTAGAGCCTGAAATTAATACTACTGGCTTATATGGAAGAGAGTATGAATTTGGAGTAACAGATTGCTTTGAGGCTGCTAGGGACTATCTACTTAGTAAGGATATAGTTATACCAAAAAGAGCAATGTTCGAAGATGATTGGTGGGAAAAAGGATTAGATTATTTTAACGATGAATTGATTTCTGAATGGAATCACAGCCCTGTAGAGTTATCGGAAATACAAGCAAATGATGTACTAATTTTTAAAGTTTTAGCAGACACAAATAATCATTGTGGGGTGTATATAGGTAACGACTGTTTTTACCACCATGCAAATGAAAGACTGTCTTGTAGAGAGAATTTATACCCTCTATGGCACAAATACTTAGTAGGAGCTTATCGATATGATGCGTAATATATACTTAGAAGGAGAAATGGGCGAGAAATTCGGAACAGATTTTCAGTTTAATGCTCCTACAGTACAAGATGCTTTAAAATGCTTAGATGCTAATTTTCCTGATATGAAAAAATATTTTATAGACTGCCATGAGAATGATATAGGGTTTGAAGTAGATGTAGCTAATAATAAATTAGACTATGAGCTGGAAATGCTTATGACTCTTCAAAAAGGAGATATTACTATTACTCCTGTTCCTGCGGGTTCTAAGTCTGCGGCAGGAAAGATACTTGCAGCGATAGCTATGGTGGTAATAGCAATTTATGCTCCTCAGTTATTTGGTACTATGGGAACTACAACCGCTAACACGGCGTCGGCAGCTGGCGCAGTTTCGTACGGTGGTACAGCTGGGTTTTTTGGCACTGGAGGATCAGTCTTGGGGCTATCTACAGCGCAAATAACTATGGGTGCAGGCATGATGGCTGTAAATTTAGGTATGGCTGGAATAAATCAAATGATGGCTCCTGATCCTGCTACTGATGGGGATCAAGAATCGTCCTATTTATTTAATGGGGCGGAACAAAATGTAATACAAGGAGACCCAGTACCTGTACTATATGGAACGTTAAGGGTGCCTGGGCAGCCTATAAGTTTCGAAATTGCAGGAGTAAATGCAAGAATTACCACTTTAGGGTGGGATTCATTTGCAAACAGCTATGCTCCAGTCACTAAAGCGGGTTAAGAACCCTATAAAGGAATTATACAATGCCCCAACAATCCATAAATGCACTTGATAGACGTCTATACTCCTTAAATAATGACGGCTTAGCGAGTGCTATTCGTAGGAGTACAGAGCAAACTATACTAGTTGCTGATATGATCTCCGAAGGTCCTATTGAGGGCCTTGTGGGGGGCGGTGCAGGTATTTTTTTAGAGAATGATGCTCTTCAATCCACCGACGAAACCTCTATGCAGCCTCATAGTGGCGTTAAGGCTAGATTTACTGCAAATAGCGATGAGGTTATTGTAGACCCGGGAGCCAATACCTTTAACGCTTCTGTAGGGAGTGATGGCACAAAGTATCTCATGGTGTATGGAGTTTATAGTACTTCTGTTACCATGTCCGATATAACATTACCTACTAGTTCTTATACTTATGATGGAAGTCCTTATCAAAATTCAGATTTTCAAGCCGCATTTCAATTACGAATAGTACCAATAGGAGGCAAAGTTACTCTTACAAAAGTCGTTGGATCAACTGATGATATAGAGGCGTCCTGGGCTCATTCCACCGACAATAGTGGGGCTGCTGTAGTGACGAAAGTGGAAACTAATGCGGTATTTGTTAATCTTAAGTTGTCTGAAAGCGGGCACGATTTACGAGGGGGCTTAACTGATATTAGTGTAGGACCTCCGAACACTGCAGTTTTTACTTGGGGAGGACAATTAAATTGGAAGCTGCTAATGTCCGATGCAGACCGAGCAAACGGCGTAGTACATACTTTAGAGGCAGGAATATTTTTAGAGATAGAAGAAATAGACGGTAACACTATTACTCTTGCTAGCGCACTGCCAAATGATTGGGTTACAGAGGATTATAGATTTGGTATAACTGCAGCAATACTAGATGATGATGCAACCGGATCAGAAAGAGCCCGAATAGAAGAGAAATATCCAAATTCAGGGTGGAGTTTTAACTCAGGTACTATAGATCAATCTCCTATGCCTACAATAGAGGGGATAGGGACTTCTTCTGTAGCCTTAACGGTTTCAGATGCAGCACTAAATAGGGATGCATCTAGAACAATTACTGCTTCGGGCGCTCAGGCTTCTGAGATTGATGAAGTAAAGATTTTAATAAACTACCCAAGTGGGCTATACATTGTCAGTGAAAACAGTGGTACTGAATACCCCGCTGGAGTGGCTTATGAAATAGAATTGATGGTTGATAAAGGAGGAGAGGAGGTTTATAATACAATTCCCGGACCTAACGGTACGAAGTTTAACGGTACTCCGGTATGGACTCATACGGGCAAGCATAAAAGTGCTGTACAATTTGAAATGAGACTAAGCTTAGAGCATGAGCAGCCTTTTAATGGATTCAAAATAAAAATAACTAGGTTAACTAAACATGACCCTGAGGATACAACCGTTATTGTAGGAAATACTTCTGGGGGTGATGTTGGTGCAACAAGTTCTGACTTACATAGTGCAGAACGTAGACACAAAGGAGTATACACCAGTGTCATTACTAGTGTAATAGGCATAATAAAGGAGAAACTGTCTTTTCCGCATACCGCAATGGCTAATGTAAGTTTTAGTTCAAAATCTTTTACCAATGTTCCTACTCGTAGTTATTTATGTCAAGGCTTAAAAATAAAAGTCCCCTCTAATTATGTAACAAGAGAACAAGGAGCTGATGGGAAGACTGCTAAGTATACTCGTAACTCTTCGGGGGTAATTACTACTGTAGCTCAATTATGGGATGGAACCTTTTTAGACGATTTAGTGTATACAGATAATCCTGCCTGGGTATTTTATGATGTATTGACTAATAATAGATATGGTTTAGGAGATTTTTTAGAGGCTCAAGATATAGATAAGTATTCGTTATACAAAATCTCAAAGTATTGTGATGAATTGGTACCTGATGGAAAAGGGAGTACCGAACCTCGTTTTCGTGCAAATATATATCTTACAAAAGCCACAGACTCTTATAAAATATTGAAGGATATGGCTACTATATTTAGAGGTATTCTATACTGGACTGATTCCACTTTTAGACCTGTAATTGATCAGAAAACAGAACCGGTTTACAATTTTTCTAGAAGTAACATAATAGAGGGCTCTTTCAACTATGAAACTACCGGCTCTAAAACTCGTGTAAACCAAATGGTAGTTGAATGGTCAAATCCAGACTCAGACTATAAATTAGAGCCTATTATTGTAGAAGATCGGGAAAATCAGAGTAGAACCGGAACAATAAAAAGTGAAAAAGCTGTAGCCTTTGGGTGTACTTCGGAGGGGCAGGCAATAAGATACGGTCGGTGGAAGCTATGGACAGCACTGAATCAGACAGAAATAGTTAATTTTTCAACTTCTGTAAACGCTGCGTTCTTGTCCCCGGGGGACGTAGTTAATATTCAAGATGAATCAGACTTTAATATAGCTTTTAGTGGTCGGGTTAACTCTTGTACTACTTCAAATATTACTATCGATAGGGCGATTTCTTCAGACTTTTCAGGTGGTTACACTTACACCATTGCTGTAGTACTCCCTAAAAGAACAGTACTGCTTAATCAAGATAGTGCTGTAATTGCAGATAATGGAGGAGGCAGTTCAACTTATACTAGAGGGGATAATATAACTCATGCCACTGTGGGGGGCTCTACTACTGAGCTATTATATAAAACAACTGGAACTGTAAATGGTGCTGTAAATAATTCTATAAATGTGACTCTTTCTGCGTCTAATTCTCTCATTAATGTAGGAGATACTATAACAGGCACTTCCGTAGATAACAATATTACAGTTGCAGCCATAAGTGGAACTAGTTTAACTTTAAGTGCTGCTCAAACTATTTCAGATACTACTTCTTTAACTTTTGAAAATGAAGATTTAACACGTAGGCAAATCGAAAGTGCTGTAGATACTACGGGTAATCTACTAAACTTACAGTATATAGCTGAAACAGTAGTAGAAGAAAGAACTCTAACTACTGGAAGTACTACTACAGCGGATGGTCGAGATACTATTCCTATTTCTTCTGCTTTTTCTGTACTTCCTACTAACGGGGATATATGGGCTATAAAACAAATTAGCACTTCGGGAGAAAAAACATTAGCATCCTATAAGCCGTATAAAATACTAGCAATAGCCGAAAGTGGTGAAGAGCAATATAGTATAGTTGCGGCAGAATATTCTGACCAAAAGTTTGATTCTGTAGATTCAGAGTTTTCACTAGCATCAGCAGATCCTTTATTTCCCCCAGAAAATACAGAAGAAGTACCGCCTCCTCGTAATTTACGCATACTGACAGTATCTGATCCGGATCAAAGAGGGGAAGAGGTAGCAGTTGAATGGGACTCCCCCCTTGCTGTAGGCTCCTCGGGGGTTTCCACAACATATGAGAATTTAGCAGAATTTAAAGTAGCTCAAACTTTCCATAAGATAGGAGGTTTTGGCGGCGGCATGGGGTTCGGTGGTATGCTAGAATTTCTTAAAGATGGAATTTCTGTTCCAGCCGAAACGCGATCATTAAAGTATTCTGGAGTTCGAAATGGGAAACATGTAGTAACAGTACAAACTGTTAGTGGGAAAGGAAGAACTTCAAAAAAAGTATCCGCAACAATAAATATACGGGATGTTTTTGAAGGGAACTTTCCTCGCTTGGGAGGCTTAGTAAAAGGTGGATATGCTACAAGTGATGTAGCCGTAATAGATTCGGGGGCTCAAAAAGGCTCTGTTAAGTTTGGTAAGACTTCTTTGGTGGCCGCTCCTTTACAGGATATAAATAAAGCAAAAAGAAATACAAGTGCAGATGCAAATAGCTACGGGCTATCCTGTGTGGCACTGGCACATAGTAGCTGGCCGTATCAAGAGGGTGGAGTTGACTTAGGCTATTTAATGATGGACTTTAGTGCCTTTGATGCCGCAAATGGATCAGCTAATGCTCTTAAACTAATAACAAGAAAGGTAGATACTACTACATACGGTAGAAATTTAGATTACTGGTATGATGGTATTAAATTCGTGGCAGATGCTGATAGTATTTGGACTAGTTTAGGTACTTGTACAATGACTGAAGGTTCCAGCAAGATTGTAGGTACAGGATTCTCTTCTCTAGATATAGGAACAGTAATTACAGTAGGAAGTAGCTATGGTGCAAAAATTGCTTATATAGAAAGTAACACTGTAATGTATGCAGACTATCCGTGGGTAGCAGCAACTGCTAGTAGTCAAGCAATAAAAAGACAAGAGTTAGTTATTGATTACGAAGAAGATTTTATAATTGCACCCGTAAGTTATAATGCGAGTGGCACAGATTCAGACGGAGGAAGCGGCAAGTATACCTTAGGAGGAGAGAACAATACAATGTCTTTCCTACAGATTACCCCTGAACTCGCTGGTATAGGTAAAAGTATAGTAGTCACTTCTAGTTTAAGCTTCTTGTCTTATGCAGCGGACGACACACAATTAACTAATATACCTAATACTGGCATAGTATTGACCGCTGCTGCTATTGGGTGGACTAATCCTGAATTTAAATTTACAGGAACAGGTTTTAGCCAAGTAAATCAAAGTGCAGAAAGTGCTTTTACCACTGGAACTGATAATATAAGAGATTTTACAGTACATAATAATTCTGATGATATAGACTATGACGCTCTACCGGCAGATTTTACAGTAACGGTAAGAGAGGCTCTTGATCCCGATAATGCAGTTACTACTAAATCCACAGTATATTCTATAGGTAAACTTAAAGAAGGATCACAAGGGGTTTCCGCAGCTGTAGTTTATTTATATAAAATGGCTGCAAGTATACCAGCAAGTATTGATGATACAACTAGTTTTCCTCAGTTAACGGTATCTATGACCACTGGTAAAATTATAGATGCTGCAGGATATAGCATAAGCAGTAATCAAATTATGGATAGTACAGGGGGAGGAACCGGATGGTATACTGTAGTAACAGATACTAGTGTAACTGATGGAGTACAGTGGGTTTCCGCTGCTACTGCTAGCAGTACAGCAACTGCTGATACAATTGCTAGAACAGAATGGACAGATCCTGTACAGTTTAGTGGTTCGGCAGGAACCTCTGGTGTAAGTAGTGCTATTGCGGAACTTTATCAACGAACTAATAGTACTAGTGCGCCTGCTGATCCTGACCAGACTCTTACTTATACTTTTGCAACAGGTGTTTTAGCAAACAGTGCAGGAGGTACTTCAGGAACAGGTTTCAACAGTTGGGTTAAAGATGCTACTAGCCCAATTGAAAGTGCAAAATACTTATGGAAGATAACTGCCCCTGCTATAGCTACTGGAGCTACGGATACTATTACCTCTGCGAATTGGGCTGCTGCTATAATAGCAGCCCAATATGGTGCTGAGGGGGACCCCGGAGTAGCAGGTAAGCAAACTTTTAATAGCACCATGTATTATGGTAGTGGTGTAATTTCTGGTGCTAGCGCTCCTTTGGAACCTGCAGATTCTGGAACTTTTACTTTTTCAGGTCAAACATTTGGAACAACTAATGCTAACGTTAGTGACACTTCAGCGGCTTCTAAATGGTCTCTTGTCGCGCCTACTTTCGCCCCTTATGATGGTAGCGATAATAAACTAGTTTGGTATGCTTGTTCAGTGAAAGTTGAAGAAACTACTGCTGGGGGAGGCATAGGTACTCCAGATTTTTCAAATGTACATATTGTACATAATTTCTTTGGAGTTGTGGCTTTTACAGATTTAAGCGACCCTGATAGTGATATTACAACAATTCATGGAGGTCATATTACTACAGGTACTATACAAGGGCCTAACTTTGGATTAGCTACTCCAAATGGCAGTACTGATAGAGGTATGAAAATTATCTTAGCTCCTGGCAACGATAGTAATTCAACTACAACAATTATGGAAGCAAGAGCCCAAGGAGCTACTTCATTTAGCTTAAATGAAAAGGGAGACGCATACTTTGCTGGAGAAATTGCTTCAGGAAAATTTTCGGGAACAGGCAATGCTACTGGGTCAATAACAGTGGGGAGTGGAAATGTTATTATAGACGGAGATGATGAGCAAATTCGAATTAATGACGGTCAATATGATAGAGTAATTTTAGGCAAGTTAAGCTAGACCACCACAAAAATAAACCTTGACTAAATAGGTGCTTTAGTATATAATTTCAGAATGGAGAAAAAGACATGAGTGCAGGTACGTATAACTTAGTGGTTGACCAAGGTTCCAGCTTTGCTCTTGACTTAGCAATTAAGCAGGCAGGACTGGACTTAGATTTGACCAATTATACAGGTCGAGCACAGCTGCGTACAACCCATATTTCAGGGTCTGTCGCAGCTACTTTCACCGTAACTACAACTAATGCTAGTGCTGGCACGTTAAAATTAGAATTATCTCCAGCTACTACAGCGGCTTTAGCTCCTGGACAGTATGTATATGATTTGGAAATTTATACATCTAATGATGCTATTGTTAAACGAATTCTTCAAGGAGAAGTAACCCTCACCCCAGAAGTTACAAGATGAGTACTCAAACTACTTTACAAATAACTGAAGAAGTTACAGATGTAACCGCTACAGGGGATACCCTCAGTGTTAGTATAACTGATGATGTTACTGAAGTACAAGCATACACGCTTGCAATACCAATAAACTCTCCTGGGCAGCTTTCTGCTTCCGCAGTTACTGTTCAACCTTATGGCAGTATTACTGCTCAATTTTTACAGGATGCTTTAGAACAATTAGCGGATAACGATACCTTCAAACAGGCTTCCGCCCCAACGGGTGCTCAAGTAGGGGAAGGAGATATATGGTATGACACAGACGATGAGCAATTCAAAGTCTATCGCGAAACAAGTACAGACACTTTTCAGTGGGTCCCCATAATAGTGGGTGCAGCTGCAGGCGATTCTGATACAATAGACGCAGGATCCTATTAGGATATTCGGAGTAATAAATGGCTCAAACAATTCAAATTAAGAGAAGTGCTAACGCAGGCAAACCCGCTGCGGTTGCCCAAGGCGAGCTATTTTATGCGTATGGGGCAGCGTCTGATGCGGCTGGTTACGGAAAAAGATTATCTATAGGCCATGTAGACGGTGGGGGCAATACTCCAGAGCTTGTTGGTGGCAAGTATTTTACGGATCTACTTGGAGGTGTTGTTGACCTCTCAGGAACGATAACTGCTTCTAAAGCAGTAATTCTGGATGGGGCTGCTGCTATAAATGAATGGAAAATTAAAGCACAAGGAGCTCTTAAACTTCATGAAGCAACTGCAAATGGCAGTAATTATGTAGGGCTAAAAGCTCCTGCAACAGTAGGAAGTGATTTAGTTTATACACTACCTGCTGCTGCAATTAATGCAAAATTTCTAAAATCAGATGGGTCAGGTGTATTAAGCTGGGCGGACCCAGATGCTCAAAATCTAACAATAAGTGACGGCACTACTACAGATGCTGTTACACTTGGAACAAATAATCTTGTTTTTAGCGGTACAGCAAACGAGATAGAAACAGCCGTTTCAGATAATACTGTTACTATTGGACTACCTAATAACGTAACAATCACAGGTAATTTAACAGTTAATGGAACTACCACAACAATTTCAACAACAAACACTACAGTTGAAGACGCATTGTTAGAGTTAGGTACTGGAACTTCGGGGACTCCTGCAAACGATGCAGGTATTGTAATAGAAAGAGGTTCTGCTGATAATGCTTTTTTTGGTTGGGATGAACAGGCAAATAAGTTTGTTGTAGGCACAGGCTCTTTCACGGGTGCTAGTACAGGTGATTTAGCTATTACAACAGCAATTCTTATGGCAAATTTAGAAAGTTCAAGTGTAAATATTACAGGTGGAACAATACAAGGTATTACTGATCTTGCAGTTGCGGATGGCGGAACAGGTATCGGAGCAGTCGCAAAAGGTTCTCTACTTGTAGCAAATACCGCAAATACCCTTTCCGCCTTAGATGGCGGACAATCCGTGGATGGGATATTATTATATACAGCATCCTCGGATACTATTTCTTGGGAAAATACCGTAGACGGAGGAACTTACTCCTAATGGCAACAGCAATTCAAATTAAACGTGGCACAGGGTCAGCAGCTCCAGTTGCTGCAGATTTGATTGAAGGCGAACTAGCTTACGCTGAAGATAGGTCTAATAATGGTGCATCTGCTAAACTTTATATTAGTTCTATAAACTCAAGTTCTGCAGAAGTAATACAAACAATCGGTGGTAAGTATTATACTGATATAGTTGATGCGGCTACCAATGCTAATACAGCTTCCAAACTCGTTAAAAGAGATGGTAGTGGCAACTTTGCAGCCGGAACTATTACTGCAAACGTAACCGGTAATGTAAGTGGTACTGCAGGAAGTGCAACAGGTAATGCAGCCACAGCAACTAAAATTGCATCTATTACAAATAGTAATATTGTTCAATTAGCCGAAACACAAACATTAACAAATAAAACTCTAACAAGTCCGGTATTGAATACAGGTATTAGTGGTAGTGCTATTAAAGATCAAGATGATATGTCATCTAATAGTGCTACTCATATTGCTACTCAACAATCGGTGAAGGCTTATGTAGATACTCAGGTAGCAACAGCAGCATCAGTGGACGACGCCACAGCATTGGCAATCGCATTGGGATAAGATTATGGCAAATACATTTAAAAACTCTTTTCTATCTGTAAATACAGGATATCAAACTTTGTATACTTGCACAGGATCAGGTAAAACTACAGTAATACTTGGTTTAGCACTATGTAATAAATCCGCGAATCCGGTAACTGTTACAGTGCAGATTGAAGATGATTCTGCGTCTAATGCTGATTTTCAAATTCTTGAGCAAGTAAGTATACCCGCCCGTACCACATTAGAAGTTTTAGCAGGACAAAAATATATTTTAGAAGAAGATGATCTTATAAGAGTATTGGCTAGCGCTGCAGAAATTGACGCAACATTAGGAATCATGGAGATTACCTAATGGCTTTAACACTACTTAATTCATTAAGTATACCCCCTAATACTGTTGTAGCAACGGATATTGACGACGATGCTGTCACTTATGCAAAGATTCAAAACGTATCTGCGACCGATAGGATCTTAGGGCGCGACTCTGCTAGTGCTGGGATTATTGAAGAGATTACGCCAGCCAATGTCAGAACTATGCTTAATGTTGACGACGGAGCAACAGCTGATCAGTCAAATGCTGAAATCCGAACAGCAGTTGAAGCCGCTACTGATTCTAATGTGTTTACTGATGCTGATCATTCAAAACTTAATGCAATAGAAGCATCCGCTACAGCTGATCAGTCAAATGCTGAAGTTGAAACGGCTTATGATGCTCAAGTTGCTGTTGCTACACAAGGAGAAGCTGAAGCAGGCTCTTCAACATCTGTTAAGAGATTTACTCCCCAGAGAATTGGACAGGCTATAGCCGCATTAGCGTCTGGTGGTCTAACGCTAGTAGCTGTCCAAACAAGTGGATTTACAGCTGCAGCAGGCAATCAGTACTTATGTAATACAACTGGCGGAGCATTCGCCATTCAATTACCCACCGGGGCTGTTGGCGATACCATCGGTATTATTGACTATAGTGGAACATTTGATACTAATAATCTGACGTTAACGCAGCAGGGCAGCGAGTTGATTTTTAGAGCAGATGCAGACGGAGTGATTGATACAAAGAACTGGTCAACAAGTATTAAATACATGGATGCCACAGTTGGCTGGTTACCGGCGGGAGGTTAGATATGGCAGCAACATCAAGTTTATACGGTGGCGGCGTTAAGAGTATTCAAGTCGGGGTTTACAGTGGAGCAGGTGGAACTATTACTATATCTGCAGTTGTTGTAGCTAAGTCTATAATTTCAACCGTAAGTAAAAGTAGTGCAGGAACAGTAGCTGCTACTGGAAGTGTTACTGGGACATTGAACCCTAGTACTGGAATTGTATCCCCTGGGGGGCTCTATGCAAGTAACTATGATTATCAAAAAGCAACGTATAGCGTTAGTTATACGGGGACTAGAAGTTTATCTGGGGGTTCTACAAGTTTAATTACTAAGCAGTATAGTGCTGTGATAACAAATTCTACAACAATTACTGCTGATGGCCCCTGTGAGTGGCAAGTAATTGAATATAGTTAGGAGAATAAAAAAATGTTTTATGCAAATTTAGATGATCAAGGCGTTTGTATCGGTATTAGTAATGTTACTTCTACAATTGATGACTCCGCTTATATAGAAATTCCTAGCTATGATCAAAGCTACTTAAGAAGGAAGTATGTAGGCGGGGCTTGGACTGCCGAAGTAGTGCCTTTACAAGCCTATAAAGCAGCCCTTGTTGATACTACTCCAGAATCTGGTGCAGTAGAAGAACCTGTAGAAGAACCAAGAGATTGGCGGAACAGCGAACTTTCTAGAACAGATATTCTTATGTTACTACCAGACCATCCTGATAAAGATAATTTAACAACATACAGACAAGAACTCAGGGATTGGCCTAGCACTGGAGACTTTCCAGGTACAAAGCCGACTTTAGGAAGCTAAAATGCCATTTTTAGGGAAGCAGCCATCGCAAGGAATTAATAAAACTGTATTACTCGATGCATTTAATGCGACGGCCACTGCTGCTTATTCTTTAGAAAAGGACAGTGTAGCGTATACGCCCGCAAGCGCACAATCGTTAATAGTTTCTTTAAATGGTGTAACACAGGCACCGATAGCAGCATATACACTAAGTAGTAATACAATAACATTTGCTAGTGACTTAACTACAGATGATGTAATTGATTATATTATAGCACTTGAGGGCCCAATATCAACAGCTGTCACTGTCGATGATGATGCTATTTCAACGATAATGCTAAAAGATGATGCTGTTACTGCAGACAAGTTAGCTAACTCGATTAATACAGATATTGCTACAGGTGTAGCGGCTCTGCCTAAAGCTGGCGGAGCAATGACTGGTGCTATTACAACTAACTCAACCTTTGACGGTAGGGATGTTGGAACAGATGGTACTAAGTTAGATGGAATAGAAACTAGCGCTACAGCGGATCAAACAGGGGCCCAAATAAAAACAGCTTATGAGGCTCAAAGTAACGCTTTTACAGATGCACAGTTTACTAAGTTAGCGGGAGTAGCTACTAGCGCAAATAATTATGTGCATCCTAATCACTCTGGCGAGGTAACTTCTACTGCTGATGGCGCTACAGTAATTGCTAGTGCGGTTGTTGATGAAGATAATTTACTAATTAGTAATGGTGGATCTGACGGAAACTTCCTTCAAAAGCAATCAGGGAATGCTGGAGGATTAACATGGGCAGCCGCAGGTGGTACTTATAGTGCCTGGCTAGTAAAAGATGATGATTTTACTTGTGCTAGTGGTGCCCAGTTAGTTTGTAATCACGCAAGTGCCGCTTTTACAATAACTTTACCAGCAGGTTCAGCAGGAAATACAGTAGTTATAGCTAATGCGGGAGCGGCATTAGTGACAATAGAGGCTAATGGCAGTGAAAAAATTAATTCATCCACAGATGATGGCACATTGCCTCAAGGAAACTCAGTACAGTTAGTTTATGTCGATTCAGGTATCGGCTGGTTCGAGGTATAATTATGGCAATATTAGGAAAAAGTAATGACTCAATATTTATGGAGCGAATATTTTCGCGTTCCACAACATGGTCCCCGCCCTTTGATTGCCGAGCTTATGTAACAGTTATAGGTGCAGGAGCTTCAGGAGCTTCTGCTAGAAATACTTCTGATAATAGAGCAGGGGCTGCTTCTGGTGGAGGCGCAGGGGGTTGTGGTAAAAGTTTGTTAAGACTAGATTCCTCTGTGACTTATTATATTACTATCGGTGCTGGAGGAACTTCTGTGACTGGTATCACGGGCACCGCATTTGGTGTGGACGGGCAGAAGAGTGTTTTTGCTGATGGCAACGACCCTGACGCGGATGCCATAATAACAGCTACCGGAGGTATTAAAGGCATTCAAGCAGTAGCTGCTGATGTAGTAGCTACCCAAGCTGGAGGTGTTGGAGGATCAGCTACCGGAGGTAATATATGGAATGTCACTGGAGGTGCTGGAGGTAGCGCAACGGTTTCTTGGTACGAAGTAGCTGGAATTCATAACGCCGCTGCTGGTGGAGGTGCCCCAGGCATTTTAGGAGAGTCATTTAGAGGTGGAAATGCCTTATTAAGTGTCGATGGCTATAATAAATATGCTGCCACAGGAGGTGGTGGTGTAGGGGGTAGAGGTGGAGATGCTACTTTATCAGGAGGCCATACGAACTATGCTATGACTCAAGGCGGTTCTGGAGACCACGATGGTGATGATGTTAGTCATGCAACTGCTTCAACAGGAAAGGGCTGCTGGAACTGGGCTACTGACGGTGATAATCCAGTTCGGAATAAGTGCTATGATTTGACTGCAAGATTAGGTATTAATGCAGCGGGTAGGGGGGTTTCCGGTGCATATAATGGGACTACCTACGAGAAGTGGAAGGACGCCGCACAAGCAAGTTCGGGTAAAGCCGCTAGTATTTTTCATGGTTTAACTGGTCAAGGTGCAACTAGAACACAAGGAGATCATTATTCGTCTGCTGGCCCCGGTGCTGGAGGAGGAGGCTACGCATACTACGCAATTGATTGGACCTATACGTATATGTCCCCCGGCCTTTTTGGCGGTGGTGGTGGCGGTATTCCTAACTACGCAGATTCTACCTATAGTACTAATATTGGCTACTCAGGAGCGGGCAGCTTTGGTGCTGGAGGCGGGGCTATTGCGGGCTATGCCAGTAGTTCTAATGCTCATAATTCCGGTACTGGTGGCGCTGGTTTAGTTGTTGTAACGATTTTGGAGGCGCTGTAATGAGTATTTATCGTGTGACAGATAGTGATGGTAACATCAGCAGAATAGTAGCCTCAGAAGAATTTGCTAAAGCACAATATGCCAGCTATGAGCTAGAGGTTGCTCCAGATGCAAGTGACTTAGAAATTGCACAGGCTGAAAAAGAGTGGAGAGATCAAGAATTACAACAAACAGATTGGATAGCCCAAACCCCTGACTATCCGAATCGTGATGCATACCTCACATACAGACAAGAATTAAGAGACTGGCCTAGTACTGGAGACTTCCCCGATACAAGACCGACTGTAGGGAGTTAAGATGCCTTTTTTAGGAGAACAACCAGCAGAAGCAGCAACCCTATTAGTAGCAGGTAGGTCTGCTATAACTTCAGTAGAATTAATAGGGGGGTCGATAACCGTAACAACTCGGTCCGGAACAGTTAGCGTAGGAGTAGTATAATGGCAAATAGATTTCCACTTGTAGTGGATTCAACAAATAGTAATATAAGGGAGCTACCGTCAGGAGATAATCTTGACTTAACAGGAAGTGGGATTACGGGCCTTGCTACGCTCTATGCAACAGATTTAATTTTAGGAGAGGATTCACAGACTGCTATTGATTTTGGCACAGCTAATGAAATTGCTTTCAAAGCTAATGACGCCGCCCGGCTGACCTTAACAGAGTCATCTTTAAAACCTGTTACAACTAATCAAATCGATTTAGGAACGGCATCACTTGAGTTTAAAAATGCTTACTTTGATGGGACAGTAACAGCAGATGAATTCGCAGGGCCGTTAACTGGCAATGCCGATACTGCTACAGCTGCTACAACTGCTGCAACAGTTACGACTGCTGCTCAATCTAATATTACCTCGTTAGGAACACTTACAACTTTAACTGTTGATAACGTCATTGTCAACGGTACAACCATTGGTCACACTAGCGATACTGATTTACTGACTTTAGCTAGTGGTGGACTAACAGCATTAGGCACAATAACTGTTGGTGTAGATGATGCTGGGCACGATGTTAAATTCTTTGGAGATACAGCCAGTGCTTATATGCTCTGGGATACGTCAGCAGATGACTTAATCTTAGGGGGTGCTGCCAGAGTTGTTGTACCTGCTAATGGGCTTGTTATAGGAAGTACAGCAGTGACAGCAACGGGTGCAGAATTAAATCTTCTTGCTAGTGCAGGTACGTTAAAGCAAGCAGGCAAAGAAACCATATGGGTTCCTGCTACTGCTATGTACCCTAATACTACTAATGGTTGTTCAGCATTAACACAGGTAGCAATAGGAACAAATATGCCTGATGTAAAGGTTTTAGACTTCATAGGAACAGGAAGTCAAGATGAATATGCTCAGTTTACAGTAGCATTTCCAAAAAGTTGGAACGAAGGTACTGTAACTTTTCAACCATTTTGGATGGTTACAGGAACAAATGCAGGTACGGTAGCTTGGGGATTACAAGGTGTATCAATGGAAAACAGTGATCCTGCAGCGGATGAGTTTGGAACTGCTACTGTAACTACAGCTTTAGCATTTAGCGGAACTTCTAATGATGTAATGGTTTCTGCTGAAAGCAACACGGTAGCTATAGAGCAAGTTGCAGATGATGCTGTGACCTTTTTCCAAATTTTTAGAGATGTAAGTGCCGATGACCAAACAGGAGACGCTAGGCTACTTGGAATTAAAATATTCTTCACCACTAACGCTGCAAATGACGCCTAGGAGTAATTAATGTCTTTTAGTGATAAAGTTTTAGGGTTTGGGGCCTTTGCCAATAGAGGAACCCCTTTCGAGATTAATCAGTCTTTGATGTTTAATGATAACGATTCAGCATATCTTTCTCGTACTCCATCATCGGCTGGTAATCGTAAAACTTGGACTTTCAGTGCCTGGATAAAACGGAGTAACCTAACCTCAGGTAGTACTTATCAACAAATTTTTGGCACAGGAAATTTTCACACAGGTACTTCATTTGGTGGATTGTATATTGACCTTAATGATTGCTTAATTGCTTTTGATAGTCCTATGGGTCTGGCTAGATATTCTAGTATGCGATTACGTGATACTGCAGCATGGTACCATATTGTTTTTGCAGTAGATGCGGCAAATACAGCTGCTCATATGTATGTTAATGGGGTAGAAGTTACCAGTTTTTCAAGTAATACTGGACCTAATAACGTGGATGGGCGAGTTAATAATACTACTGAACATTTTCTAGGAAAGAATGATGGTACGGACAGCTATTTTGATGGCTATATGTCTGAAGTCCATTTTGTTGATGGAACAAAATTGGCTGCGAGTGATTTTGGAGAAACTAATGCAATTACAGGTCAATGGGTTCCAAAAGAAGTCGAGGACGTAAC